TCTGGCCGCGCTGGAGCAGGAAGTGCAGGCGGTCGCTCCGCGGCGCAACAGCGCGATGCCGGGCGCGCCGAATTTCAACCGCCGGACGGGAGTCGGCGACACTGAGATTAAGGCGACGGCGTATTACATCCGGACCGGCGATCGCGCGGCGCTGCGCGGTCTGGAAGAGGGCCAGCACAGCGACTTCATGGCGGCCAGCAATGCGACCGACTTGAACGTCGGGACGGCCGCGGATGGCGGTGTTTTGGTGCCGACTGAACATTTCAACGGCATCGTGGCCAAGCGGAACGAGAGCGCGTTGTTTGGGCCGTTGGGTGTGACGCCGTACAATGGCGGGCGCGGCACGACGATGAATGTCCCGATCGAAACCGGCAGCGCGAATGTGTTCGTGGCTACGGGCGAGACGCCGGGCACGTTCGACGCCGATGCGCCGGCATTCAATAAGGCGGCGCTGACGCTGGTCGATTTCACGAAGGATGTTGAAATCACCAACGATTTGCTTGACATGGAAGACAGCGGGCTGATGACCTTCCTGACGAACTACGTGGGCCGCGCGCTGGCGTTGACGCACAACACAGCACTGGTCACGGAGATCCTCGCCAACGGGACGAGCACGGCGCTGGCGGCTGCTGCGGCGGCGACGGCGGGCGACGTGGAGACGATGGCGTATGCGCTGCAAGCGGAATACGCCGACAGCGCGGCATTCGTGATGAACCGCGCGACGCTGGGCAAGTACCGCAAGATCACGGGCGATCCGTTCTTGTATCAGGCGACGCCACCGGGCGGCATGTCGCCGAGTTCGTTGGGCGGATTCCCGGTATACGCGAGTTCATTCCTGGCGGCCGTCGGATCGGGGAACAAGTCGATGTCGTTCGGGAATTACTCCTACGTGGGGATGCGCGAGACGCCTCTGGTGTTTTTGTACGATCCCTATAGCAAGGCGAGCACGGGGCGCAAGCTGCTGCACTACTACACGCGCATCGTCTACAAGGTCACGAACGCGGACGCGGTGTTGTACGGGAAGCATCCGACGGCGTAAGAACCTCACCCCTAACCCCTCTCCTAAAAGGAGAGGGGAAGGAGCGCGATGCACTCAGACGCGAGCGTGTTGATTTTTACGGCGACGTGGATCGATCCTGAGACGGGCGAGGATGCGGTGCATCCCGAATGCGAGCGGATGATCAAGGCGCAGACGGGCGTTAATTTTGATTGGCACGTGACAACGGATAATCCCTATCCAGTCGTGACGGAGCAGGGGAAGCCTGAACATCGCAACGTGCTGCACCAGTACCGCCAGGCGCGCGAGTATTTTCTGAATGGCAAGTGGGACGTGCTGCTGACGGTGGAGCACGACTGCGTGCTGCCCGATGAAGAGGCAGTGCAGCGGCTGCTGGACACGCCCGGCGATGTGATCTATGCGCCTTACATGCTGCGGCACGGGCAACGGCATATCAGCACGTTTCAATACATCAACGATCGCAATTTGGGCATGAGCCTGAGCGGGTATAAGCGGGAGTTGAAAGAGGCCCGCGAGAGAAAGATTCACCGCGTGAGCGGGGTCGGGTTCGGCTGCACGCTGATCAGGCGGAATGTGCTGGAAGCGGTGGAGTTCACGGGAGCGCAGCCGCGGGACGCGAACGAATGCCCGGACCTGAGATTCTCCGAGGATTGTTTGAGAAAGAGATTCGTGAGTTACGGGCGCTTCGACGTGCCGGTGATTCACATCGACGGAGGCGTGTGGCTGCATCCGTTTGCGAATCGGAGGAACAACGTGATGAAATATCTGGCAGTGGAAACGGTGCGAGCGTTCGCGGCCGGGCGGATCGTGCAGCTGACAAAAGGCGGCGAGATCGAGCTGACGCAGGAAGAGGCGGTCGAGTTGGCGCGCTGCGGATATATCGAAGCGGGAGAGATCCCGGTGCAGTTGTTGCATCCGATGGTCGTTCCGCTGACGCCAGAGCTGGGCGTGCCGCTTGCGCCGGAGCAACGTAATGCGCCAGTGATCACGGCGGAAGAGACGCCGATCGAGCCTCCAGCGAAGCGGGCCAGGCGAAAAGCGAATTAACAGGATGCACATGATTTACAGGATGAAGCGATGACGGCAACTTACGCGGACGGCGTGACGATAAAAGTCAACGGCGAGGCTGTGGAGATTTCAGCGGCAGAGCGGCAGACGGATCACGCCGTCATCCGTTACACCATCCCGGCAGTGGCAGAGGGCGATAGTGTGACGTGGGAGTATGCCAAGGCCGGCGGTCACATCGTGGCGGAGAGTGGTGGGACGCCATTGCAGGATGTGGCGGCGCAGGCGGTGACGAATAATGTCAGCGGCGGGCCTGTGCCATTGCTCGATCTTGAGGCGGATACGCTGGTATTGAGTAATGGCGATCCGGTATCGGTGTGGGCCGATCAGAGCGTAGATGGCAACGATTTTACACAATCGGGCGCTGCCCGTCCGGTCTATGTAGAAGATTTCGGTGACGGTTATCCGACCGTTTATTTTGAGTCTGGGACGTGGATGTTAGGCGCAAACATATTCGACAATTGTGAATCGTTCACTGTATTTTTAGTATTGAAGTCGCTTTCGGACACAACCCCGGCCAATGCAAACGCAGGGTTCCCCATTATCTCGAAACTGAACAATACGGGTGATGGAGCGGGGTGGATCATAGAGGGCATCGTAACACCTAACATATGGCTACAAGATGCCGGAGGCAATCATACCGATGTGCAAAGGCCCACCGGTAATGTTGTCGGGAAAGTGTTAGCCTTTGAGAAGACAGCCATTCAATTAAATATTTATATGAATGGAACATTGTCAAATAATTCATCCGGTGTGGTACGGATACCGGATTTTAGCAATTCTGAACCGCTGAGGATAAACGCCACGGGCGATTTAGTCAACGATCAATACACGCAATTCGACATGTGCGCCTTGCGAATCATTGCGCCCGCTCTTGATGCTACCGCCCGCGCCGCAGTAGAGGCGGAACTAGCGGCGCGCTATGGGATCACTCTATGAGCTCACCACAATTCCAATCCGGCGAAATCGGCAACGTCAATGCGACGACGGTGGCCGTGACGTTCGATCAGGCGGTGACGTTGGCTGATCAGCCGGATCCTGAAGAGAAGGTGTTGACCGTGGCGAAGTACGGGGAGTATCTGGTGCCGCAGGGCGGATTAGCCAGGCCGAAGAAATGAAGAAGAGTAACAGGATGGATAGGATTTACAGGATGAAGCGATGACTTATCGGTTAATCACTCCGCCAACGTTTGAGCCGGTGACGCTGACCGAAGCGAAGGCGCAATGCCGGATCGATATTGACGACGATGATGCGCTGATCGTCGGGTTGATTCAGGCGGCGCGCGAATACTGCGAGGCGATCGATTGGTGCGCGTATTGCACGCAGACGATCGAACTGTGGCTGGAGGATTGGCCGCTGGATGATGAGATTGAACTGCCGCGGCCGCCATTGCAGAGCGTGACGAGCGTCGAATACTACGACGTGAACGATGTGAAATACACGCTGCCGACGACGGTCTATGCGGCCGATACGGTGAGCGTGCCGGGCGTGGTGCATTTGCGGTATTTGCAGAATTGGCCGCTGGTGGTGCTGCGCGACTATAACGCGATCTGCGTGACGTATGTGGCGGGCTGGGATGAGACGGCTTACATGCCGATCGTGATCAAACAGGCGATGCTGTTATTGGTCGGACATTGGTACGAGAATAGAGAGGCCGTGACGGTGGGGGCGGTGAGCAGGCCGATTGATTTTGGAGTGAAGGCGCTGCTGGCGCTGAATAGCGCGAGATCATTTTAGGAATTTTACAGGATGAACAGGACAAACAGGATAGCGGGATAGAAGATGAGAGCGGGAGAGCTGAGGCACAGAATTACGCTGCAAGAGCCGACGACGACGCAGGATGAATTTGGCGCGCCGGTGGTGACGTGGAGCGACGTGGCGACGGTATGGGCGCGGGTCGAGACGACGAGCGGCGATGAGACGATCGATATGAACAGGGCCAGCGCGAGTCTGACGCACACGATAGCGATCAGGAATCGCGCGGGCGTGCTGCCGACGTGGCGGGTGCTGTGGAATGCGAGAGTGCTGGAGATTGCGTCGGTGGTGGCGGATAATGTCGGGCGCGAGATGGTGTTGAATTGCACGGAAGCGGTCTAGCAATTAAAAATGACAAATGAAAAATGACAAACACGACGACGACGGTGAGGATTGAGGGCGGGGAGAACCTGCTGAAGGAATTGCAGGCGCTGGGCGGGAATGTGCGCAGCACGGCGCGGACGGCGATGCGCAACGGGGCGAAGGTTGTGCAGAGCCAGGCTGAGATGAACGCGGCGGCGCTGGGCAGGCCCGCGAAGCATACGCGGATTCAAGCGGTGTCATTGATGAGCGGTGTTATAACGATGGCGGTTGCGCCGTCGAAGAAGAAGTGGTGGTTTAGATATTTTGAAACGGGCGTGAGCCGACATGAGATCACGGGGGCGCCGCTGGTGTTCGAGGGGAGATCGGGGCTGGTGGTGATCGGGTCGGTGAGTCATCCGGGGATGGCTGCGCATCCGTGGCTGAGGCCCGCAATGGATGAGAAAAGCCCGGCGGCGGTGGCGGTGATTGGTGAGACGTTCCGGAAGGCGATTGAGGCGAGAAGGGCGATTGTGGAGAGTGGAGAGGAAGAAGAAGTTTGATAGTGAAGTAGTGCGATAGTTGGATAGTGCAATAGTGAGATAGGAATGACGACGATTGAGGAAGCGGTTTATTTTAAGATGGTGAGCGACGCGGACTTGTTTGAGTTGGTCGGGACGCGGGTGTATCCGCTGTTTGTGCCGCAGGATGTGCCGCTGCCCGCGATCGCGTACCAGAAGATTTCGAGCGTGAAACACCAGGCACACGCTGAGTCGAGTCACCTGGCGATGTCGCGGTTTCAGTTTACGATCGAGGCGGATGATTACGCGGACGCGAAAGACACGGCGGAGGCGCTGCGGAATTGCTGGGATTCGTTCGCGGGGTTCGTGGGAAACACGCAGGGCGGGCTGACGATCCAGGGGACGACGATCGAGAATGAGATGGATGGCGAGAATATCGGCGCGAGCGGGCAACAGACGACGCCGTTGATTGTGGTGCCGGTGGTGCGGATGGATGTGTCGGTGTGGCATTTTGAATAATGACAAATGACAAATGAGCAAATGACAAACAGGAGGATACGATGAGCGACGCGATTGCAGCATTTGGAACACTGGTACAGTTGGGGAGTGGAACGGGAGGGACGAGCGCGAGTTACACGACCATCGCAGAGGTGGGAGACATCGACGGACCTGCCGATTCGGTGGACACGATTGAGGTGACGAGTCATTCGAGTCCGCAGGCGCGCAAGGAGTTTATCGCGTCGCTGATCGACTCGGGCGAGATCTCGTTTCCGATGTGGTTCGTGCCGGACGATCCGACCCAGGACGATATGACGGGATTGCAGTATTATAAGAACGCGCGGGCCGCGGCCAATTTCAGGATCGTGTTCCCGGATAGTTCGCAGGTGGATTTTTCGGCGCTCGTGACGAAGTTCGGAATGAAGGCCCCTGTGAGAGGGGTGTTGTCGGCGGACGTGACGCTGAAGATCACGGGCGCGATGATTTGGACGTAGGCCGGGAATGTTTTACAGGATGGACAGGATACAAGGATAAAATATGGCGATGCTAACACGCGAGCAAATTTTGCAGGCGGTAGACCTGGCGCGCGAGACGGTGGGCGTGCCGGAATGGGGCGGCGAGGTGCTGGTGCAGTCGCTGACCGGCTGGGAGCGCGATGCCTACGAGGCGACACTGATGCAGCTGCGCGGGAATAATCCGCAGTGGAACCTGGTCAACGCGCGGGCGAAGCTGGTGGCGCGCTCGTGCGTGGACGAGGCGGGCGCGCGGCTGTTTACGGATGACGACGTGAAGGCGCTGGCGAAAAAGAGCGCGGCGGCGCTCCAGCGCGTCTATGATGTGGCGATGCGATTGAGCGGTCTATCCTCGCAGGACATGGAGGATTTAACAAAAAACTCATCGAACGGCCAACACGAAGGTTTATCTATCGATTAGCGTTGGCCGTGGGAGAAATCGATGTCGATGCGCTGCTGGCGCGCTTGTCGTCACGGTCGATCAGTGAGTGGATGGCGTATTACTCGCTGGAGCCGTTTGGGGAGGAGCGCGCCGATTTGCGTTTTGGGATGTTGATGGCGCTGCTGGCAAACATCAACCGGGATCCTGAGAAGCGGAGAGAGCCTTACACGGCGGAGGAGTTTATGCCGAAGTTTGGGGAAGAGTATAAACAGGATGGACAGGGTAGGCAGGATGGAAGAGGGCAGACGTGGGAGCAACAGAAGGAATTGCTGAAGTCGATGACGGGGAGTAGAAAGGGATGAGGGCGGAGGGATGAGGGATGAAACACAGTGAGGCCTTCACCATCAGGAATGGCGATGAGGGCGGAGGGATGAGGGATGAAACACAGTGAGGCCTTCACCATCAGGAATGGCGATGAGGG